TGCTTGGTAATCTTGGCACTATTACTTTTGATCGGTATGGCTGCCTGTCAGCGTACTCCCGATTCTGGCGTGGAGGCATCCCTGCCAGAGGGCGTTGTGACGAATGTTGGTACCTTGGGGGACGATTCACGCGAAGAGCTTTCCGAATCTGAAATCCAGTCGGCTGGTATTTCAGACACCTTGCTGTCCAACCAATCCGTAGGCGAGCCGTCTGCGCCGCCCTCGTCCTGACCGAGCGCCCGCACGTCCTCTACCTCTTCATCTTCTCTTCGCTCATCCTTCTTCCCGTCCTCGTCCTCTCCGCCCGGGTGCAGTCCAAGGCCGCGCTACGAAACCGCCCCTACGGATAATAGGTCAGCCGCTTCCGGAAACTCCGCCGCAAGATAGGAAGGGTCGCTGTCATCAGTAGAAATCCGAGCGGGTCCAACTCTCGCGAAACATACGAAAACGCCAGTATTTTCAGGTGTTTCCGCGATTTCCGCCCGGACCGATCCTCCCCCTCTTCCGACCACGGCTGCACCGCAGGTCAGAGAGAATCCCGAAATTCCGCCTCACCTCCACCAAGGTTTCACCAAGAAGCCTTGATCCCCGCGGCCGACATAGTGAAGATGCCCGCGCACCGCGCGGGCATTCTCGCATTCGGAAACCGCGCGAAAAGCCCGACAAATCGGCCCGTTCCCGCGGTCTCCCCTTCCCAATCCCTCGTTCCGACACATAGACCGCGCGGCCCGGCGAATAGGTCAGAGAGAATCCGCCAGGCGGCCGTCTCGGGCCGAAAACCCTCTCTGTTTCTCCGCGGGTAGGTCAAGCCCTCCTTTTCAAAAAGGCCCGATTTTACGGGGCTTCGTCGAGGTCGGGGTCAAACAAGTCAGGAGCGTCGGAGAGAGAAATAATGGTCTTCGGCGCCTGTTTCATGTCCATTGACCCACCCCCGGCGTTCTCCCTGACCCGCCGAGACAAGAGGCCGACTGCAAAAGGAAAGGCGCCCGCCGGGGTCGTTCCCCGACGGGCGCCTTCGTCGCCGTCCGTTCGCCTCGCCTACGCGATGCCGAGTTTGGCCTCTTGCGAGGCCCAGTCGAGGCCCGCGACGGCCCGCAGCCCGCACAGCGACACATCCGTCTCCCCGCGGATGACGGCCCGCACAACCTTCGGCGAGAGCCACGCGAGCGCAAGGTCGCGCACGAGGTTCGAGCGGTCCATCCCCAGATGCCGCGCCAGTTCGACGACGCTACTCCAGGCGCCCTCCTCGAGCGCCTGCATCCACTCCCGCGCCTGACCGATCCGCGCGAGGATTTCATGAGCCGCCGGCCCTGGGTCGGCCGACTCGTAGACGATCCGCCGCCGGTTGGCCACCCGCCGAACCGCAAGGTCCACGTGAACCGAAAGGTTCCCGTTCTCAAGCACCCGTGTCGTCGTCATCGTGAAGCATCCCGTTGATGAGTTTGCGGAATCCGTTGGTCTTCAGCTCGATGTCCAGCCCGTCCCTGCCGAGTTCCGCCCTTTCGACCAGGAGGCGCACGAGCTGCCTCTTCTCCTCCGGGAACAGGGCGTCGAAGAACGCCGGCAGGTTCGACACGCTCCGCCGCACGTCCTCCTTCGGCACCTCCCCTTCTTCCGAAAGCAGCTCGACGAACGCCTCGCTCTGCAGGATGCGGCCCATCTGGCCGAACACGAGCCGCTCGACCTCGAAGGCCGAGACGCTCCCGACCTCGCACCGGTGCGCCGGCGCCTTCTTGTCGCGGCTACAGACGTAGTAGCCGTAGCGCTTCGGCCCCTTCTTGTACCAGGTGTACTGCATCGCGCAGCCGCATTCCTTGCAGAACAGGATGCCCCGCAGCGGCGGCGCCCCGTCGATTCGACGGCGCCCCGGCTCCGGCTTGTTGTTGGCAATCGTGTCCTGCGCCTTTTGCCAGAGCGCCTCGTCCACGATGGCCTCGTGCTGCCCGTCGTAGAGGTGGTCCTTGTAGAAGACCTTGCCGATGTAGACGTGCCGGCGGAGAATCTTGTAGATGCCCTCCGTCGTCCACTTCCCGCCCATCGGGGAGTCGATGCCCTTCTCGGCCAGCTCCCGCGCGACGAGCGCGACAGACCCGCACTCGACGAACCGCCGGAATACGAAACGGACAGTATCCGCGGTCGCCCCGTCGATCACGAGCTTCTTGTCCACGACCTTGTAGCCGAGGGGCGCGCGCCCGCCGACCCACATGCCCTTCTTCTTCGTGGCGTCGATCTTGTCGATGATGCGGGTCCGGATCATCTCGCGCTCGAATTCCGCAAAGGTGATGAGAATGTTGAGGACCATCCGCCCCATTGGAGACGACGTGTCGAGCTGCTGCGTCGCGCTCACGAACGCGACGTGGTGTTCCTCGAACTTCTTCATGAGGTCGGCGAAGTCCGCCAGTGAACGCGAGAGGCGGTCGACCTTGTACACCACCACCACATCGATGAGGCCGGCCGCGACGTCCTTCATCAGTTCCTGGAGCGCCGGGCGGTCGGTGTTCGCGCCCGTGAAGCCGCCGTCTGAGTACTCCTTCTCGAGAGGCCGCCATCCGTTGAACTTCTGCGACGCGATGAACGCGAGCGCCGCCTCCCGTTGGGCGTCGAGCGAGTTGAATTCCTGCTCGAGGCCGTCCTCGCGACTCTTGCGTGTGTAGATCGCGCAACGCACGACCTTTCGTTCCGTCCCTTCCATGTCCTTGCTACCCCTTTCGAAGCCCGAAGAATGCGTGCCCCGACCATCTCGTTCCCGTGATCCGGTTTGCGATGGCCGAGAGCGAGCGCCAGGCGCGACCGTCGAAGTCGAACCATCCGTCGTCCCGCGCCGTCACGACGTAGTCCGTGCCGCGCCATGTCCGGACGAGCTTCGTCCCCGGCATGATCGGCGGCTTGTCCGGCTTCGGGAGCGTGGCGAGGCGTTTCAACTGCGCCTTCTCTCCTTCCTCGAGGTCGCCGTAGGCTTTCGCCTGCAGCCGGTAGGCCAGCGCCCGGCGGAGGACCGCGACGCAGTCCGTCTGCGGCCTGTGCCCGACGAGCGACTCGTACTCCGCGGCGAGCGTCGGAAGGTCCATCGTTTGGAGGGCATTGAGCTTCCCCAGAAGGTTGAAGCGTTCCGCGCCGGTCATGGCCGGTCCTCCTTCCTTCCCCGGCGGCCGCGGAGCCGGACGAGTGCCAGCCAGGCGATCAGGAGCGCGCGGCGGATGTTCCGCGGCACGCCCATCCTGAACTTGATCTTCACAGCCGCGCCCCTTCCGCGGCAAGCCGCCGCTCCTTCGCCCGGCGCAGCGCCGCCGCCACGAGACGCACCGCGTCCCGCACCGCCTCCGGCACCCTCGCCGGCCTGTTATTGTTTTGAGTGTTGTCGTTCATGGAGTGGTCTCCTCGCCTGATGTCATTCGCTCTTTCCGGCCGAAATAGCCAGTCATTTCTTCACGGGTTCAAAAGGGAAGCTCGTCGTCGGGACAGTCGGTCGCCGGCGTCGGCGCGAAGCGGTATCCGACGATCTTGGGATAGCGCTCGCCGGCGACGTGGCGGACGGTGATGGTTTCGGGAACGAGGAGTCCGCCCTCGTTCGCGAGCTGCACGGCCTCGGCAACGGTGTCCGGCGGCTCGCCGCCGCCGGTGCGGCGCTTCCACCAGTTGCAGAACTTGGTCCGCGGGAAGCCCGTGTGCTGTACGCAGAGCCATTCGGAGTACTGGTGGATAAGGTCCTCGGTGTATGTGACGCGCATCGTCGGCAGGTCTCCGGGCTTGGCGTCGCGCTTCACGTGGAAGGCGTAGGACACGCCGCGCACCGGAATCTCCTCGTCCTCGTAGTCGCCCGAGAGGATGCCGAGGCGCGAGGCGTGGTCGTCGACGCCGCGCCGTTCGGGCCGCGGCCACTCGTAGCCGCACTTGGGGCAGAGCATCACCGCGGGATGGACCATCTCGCGGCACTCGGGGCATTCCTTGGCGAGCGGCTCGTCGCGCTTCGGTCCCTGGCCGGGCTCGCGGACGCGGACGGCGTCCACCGGTCCGTGCCGCTCGATGTTCCCGCCGTAGTCCAGGACGAGGCAGTCGGACTTCCCGGTTTCCGGCGAGAGGCGGAAGCCCCTCCCCACCATCTGCACGAAGAGCCCCGCCGACTGCGTCGGGCGCAGCAGCACCACGCAGTCGATGTTGGGGATGTCGAGCCCGGTGGTGCACACCGAGACGTTGCAGAGCCAGCGGATCGGCTTCTCCGGTTCGCCGAAGAGGTCGGGGTGCAGATCGAGACCGCGGAAGCGCCGCAGGATGGTCGCGCGCTCCTGCGGAGGCGTGTCGCCCGTCAGCACGGCGGTCTCGTCCTTCGTGAGATCGTGGAGCTTGTTCGCGACGTGCTTCGCGTGGCCCACGGACGAACAGAACACGATGATCGTCTTCCGGCCCTCGGCCTGCTTCGCGGCGTCGATGCAGGCCGACATCACGGCCAGGGAGCCGTTCATGGCCTCCTCGACCTCTTCCTGGACGAATTCGCCCGCGCGAACGTGAAGGTTCCGGAGATCGATCGACGAATGCCCGGCCTTGCTCGTGAGCGGCGAAAGGTAGCCCTGCGCGATGAGCGGCTTGATCTCGGCCCGGTAGCAGATTCGGTTCAGGAGGTTCTCGGGCTTGCAGATGCTTCCCCCCTGCAAGCGGAACGGCGTCGCCGTATAGCCGATGAGTCGCACCTGCGGGTTGATGCGCTTCATCGCCTCGAGGAAGGTGCGGTAGCGGCCTTCTCCGTCCGGCGGGATGAGGTGCGCCTCGTCCACGATCAGCAGGTCGCGCTTGCCGAAGAGTTCGGCCTTGTCGTACACCGACTGGATGCCGCCGACGATGATCGGCTGCTCCGTGTCGCGGCGTCCGAGGCCGGCGCAGTAGACGCCGACCGGAATGCCGGGGCAGAGCTTCGCGATCTTGTCGGCGTTCTGTTCGAGCAGCTCTCGGACGTGCGCGAGGATCATCACGCGGCCGTTCCAGAGGTTCACGGCGTCCGTCGAGACCTGCGCGATGCACAGCGACTTGCCCCCGGCCGTTGGGATCTCCACGCAGGGGTTGTCGTCCGTCTCGCGCAGGGCCGTGTAGACGGCCTCGACGCTTTCCTTCTGGTAGGGCCTCAGTTCGAGCATGGCTGCACCGGCTTTCTCAAGTGGACGCCCGCGTCGAGGAAGTCTCGCGCGAGCTTCGCCCGGATTCGGTTCAGCTCGGCCGCCTCGATGCAGGCGAGCCTGCACACGTCCTCGTGCCAGTAGCCCGCGATGTAGAGGCGGCACACCCGCTTCACCACCGGGTCGAACTGCTTCCGCACGACGTGCTGGACGATGTCACGGATTTCCGTCTTCGTCATCGGCAGTCTCCCCGCACGGCGCTGCTCGGAGCGCCACTCGTCCGTCGGGCGGGGCTGGCTCGCGCATACGGAGTCGAAGGTCTTTGATCTGGCTGTCATCTTCGTAGAGTCCCGCGTGCTGCAAGGTGTCCTGAAGGCTTTTGCAGAGGTTGTCGAGATCGCGCCGCCGCCGGTCGGGCGGATAGCAGTCGACGCGGAGCGCGAGCGGCCCGCGAAGGGTCGGCACGCGGCCGCGCAGCTGCGTCTCCACCCGCCTCCGGTACTGCCGGCCCTCGCGGCTGATGAGCACGCGCGGGCCGACGTGCCGGTAGTATCGGTTGACCGACGGCGGCCAGGGGAGCGAGAGGACTACCGCTGCCACGGCGGAACCGTCCCGGAGGAGCCCTGCGGGGCCGCGGCGGGCGCCGCGGCGGCCGGAGCGGCGGATGCTGCGGGGGTGGCGCCCTGCGCGCCCTTCGGGGCCGTGCGGGGCGCGTAGCCCTTCACGTCGTTCTGCGTCGTCCCGTCCGGGAGAGTCCGCGTGGCGATGCGGACGAGGAGCGGGATGTCGTGCAGTTCCGTGGAGTCCTGCGGGGCGAGGACGCCGACGGCCTTGCAGATCGAGGCGAGGTCCTTGCGCGCGATCTCCACGGTCGTGGGGTTCGGGTGCCGGAGGTTCAGGTTCGCCCAGACCTTGCGGCCGTCGTAGCGGCCGTTCTCGACGAGGGTGAACTCGAGCTTGAGGTACTCGCCCGTGCCGTTGCGGTTCGGACGCATCTCGGAGCCCGAGATGACGGCGACGTAGGTCCCCGCGGGGAGCGCGTCGTAGGTGGTGGTGGTGTCGATGTCGTTGGCGTTGAAGCCTGCGAGCGTGGCCATGTGTGTGTTTCCTTGTTGTTTTGGGTTGTTGTTTTCAAGCCAGCGCCGGAACGAGCCGGTGCTGGAGAGGGAGCGGCCCGACGAACTCCGGGCGGACGGACGCGGCCGTGGGGCAATGCGGATGAAGGTAGTGGACGACGCCGGCGTCCTCGTGGACGACCGCCACCGCGCGCTCGCCCCGGCGGATCGGGAATCCGCAGCGTTCGCACTCGACGTCGCGCACGAGCCGGACGATGGGCGGGCGGCTATGCACGGGCTGCCTCCTTCGGCGCGAGGGCCTCGACGAAGGCGTCCCAGGAGAGCGGCAGCTCGGGCGGGAGCCCGAACCTGTTCTTCGCCACGCACGCGGGCGAGCCCGAGGTGCGGAGGATGCGCTCGCCGCCGCCGGCGCCGATGGGCGACGCCTTGCCGGTCACCGCGTCCACGCGGCGCTTGCGGCACGCGAAGAGGACGGCGTCGACCCACTCGCACACGAGGGCGCAGGCGTGCTTGTGCAGGCGCGGCGTCCAGCGGTCGAACGCCGGGGCCTCCGGGTCCTCGAACCGCTCGACCTTCGCGTGGGCGACGAGGATGACGGACATGTTCCGCTGCTCGCGGATCTGGTCGAGGAGCGAGAGGATCTCGCGCCAGTAGGTGAGCGCGTGGGTGTAGCCCTTGCCGAAGCCGCCGTCCGCGCGTTCGATGGACTTCACCGCGAAGTCGCGGCAGACGCGGTCCCATATGAGCCGTTCGGTCCAGTCGAGCGAGTCGAGGAACACGTTTCGGAAGTCGTGCTTCTCGTCCCGGACGGCCGTGAGCATCGCGACGACGTCCTCGTAGGTGCGCGCCGTCGGGAAGCGGGCGCAGTCGATCTGGTCCAGGCCGTCCTCGGTCGGGACGCCGATGGAGCCAGCCGGCGAGGACGCCCAGGTGGTCTTGCCGATGCCCTCCTCGCCGTAGATGGCGAGGCGGGGCGGACGCGCGGCCTTGCCGCGCTGGATGGAGTTGATGAGCGGAGTCATTTGTGTGTTGTTTCCTTTCGGGGTTGGGATTAGCGGAGAGCGAGGATGCGGGGCTCCTCGTAGCGGGTCGGCCAGGTGTCCGTGCGACGGCACTCGTGCAGCTCCGCGATGGCGGCGGCGTTCTGCTCCTCGGCCTCGTCGAGCGAGGCCGGGAGGATGGTCCACACGCCGACGCGGTAGGGCTCGTGCTTCTCGACGGCGATGAGATGCGCCTCGACAGTCTTGCCGGAAACCTCGCGGAATGCCTCCCGGTAAAATGAGAGCTGATGGATGTAGCCGTAGCGACGGGCGTCGGACTCGAAATACTCGATGGTGTCGCAGGTCTTCAGGTCCACGATCCCCGCGTCCGGGTTGAACCAGTCCATTCGCGTCTGGCAGGGCTCGTCGTGCAGGCGGACACGGATCGTCCCTTCGGCGAATCCGCTTCCGAGGAGTTCGGCGGCAGCACCGTGGAGCCACACGGCGCGCTGCATAGCGACCATCCAGCCGAAGTCCTTCGAGGAGACGACGGCACGATCCTGGGCGCCCGCCCACTCCTGGTAGGCCTTCGTCAGCCTGCCGAACGGCTCGCCCGTCTTCGGGTTGCGCGGGCCGTCGGAGACGAGAAACCCCGCGTCGAACGCCGAGCGGCCTTCGAGCGTGAGCGCGTGAACGGCGCGACCGACGAGCAGCGCCGGCGTCTCCGGCAGGACCTCTGCGCCTTCCATCTTCTGGTGGTAGGCCGCCGGGCAGGCACGGAAAAGCGCGAGGTTGTGGGACGAGAGGAATTCACCCCTCGCTGCGGCGGCGTTCTGCTCCTCGGCCTCGTCGAGCGAGGCCGGGAGGATGGTCCACACGCC